GCAAACCATATATAGCATCCCATATTTTTTCAGTTGTATCATAATCTATGTTAGCTTTACTAGACATAAAATCTACATATCTAGTTACCGTTTCACTCCATGTTTCCCTGCGTTGTTGGTCGTCCATCCAACGTGCATAGCGTGAAATAGCTATAAAATTTTGGTAGTCTGTTGGTAATGCGTTATTCATACTTGTCTCCTTTAATAACTTACGCTTACATCTTTTGATTCTAATCCCGAATGTTCATGGAACATATCTTCGATTGTTTCTTCTAATAATATTGGTAGTTCTTCCTTATCTGGTGTGAACTCATCTAAGTCTACATTAGCTATAATTTTTATTTTAACCTTTACCGTTTTGTCCGCCATACTTGGTCCTAACAGTTTCTAGTAATAGTTCAAGATACCAATGTGCTTTCTGTAAGTCTTGCTCTGGCTTACCTTTGTAATGATATCTCCACAGATACTTTAATATAGCACCTTGTAAGTAATATTCAAACCCATCTCCCAACATTTCTTTCATGGCATCTATGCATTCTATACCGCCTTGTCTATAGTGAGATGGATTAATTGCATCCGCTTCTCCGTTATATATACCTTTAAATTCTAATTGCTCTGCCATATCTCCTCCTAGTGTATGGTATGTAATTGATTAAAATCTTTACTAAAACTTAATTGTCCTTGCTCTATTAGTAGCTCTGGGTTATTCATAGCATAATGTGCCATGCCACGCAAGAGTAAAGTGTAAAAAGCCATCTCATCTTCACTAGAATCTACAAAATTGTGAACTAGCTCTACATCGTAGGACTCTTCAGTTTTTAAATTTCTTACTACTAAAACTGAATCACCTTCAGCTAAAGTTACTGTTTTAAGTTTTTGCATGAGACCATCTCTATAAAATGTTCGGCATCTACTATTGCCAAAGGTTTTTGTCTATTCATTTTTATTATTAATAAAGGCTCACCTTTGTTATTGTGTGAAATTGCTTGTTCATAATAATTATATATCGTTTTAGTTCTTTCTGTATTCTTGCATTCTATGTCATAAGAAAACTTTTTAAAAGCGGCAGTTGATAATTGTACATCTACTCCATTAACTCCCATCGGTGTTGAACGAACATCAAGTGTCGTTAAATTTTTAAATACAGAAAGTAACTTGTCAGCTACCCAAGTTTGAAGTCGTCTTCCTTTTGCTTTTGATGTCCTCGGGGACATCTTCTTCTTCAACTCTGATTTCTGTAACAGTTTTGATTGGGATGTACGTGCAGGTGTTTTCACTGCGGATGCACGGAAACGACTCCCCTTTGTTGACTTGATGTAGGAACTCTTCCGCTTCATACCTTTTGAGTTTAAAATTCTTGACATTGCTATCTCCATACTTAATCTGCAGAGTTACGCCACTCATTAGATATGTGCGTATACCAAACCCACTTTGGATTTCGTCCTTTACTTGAGAGCTGTCTTTTGAACTCCAGGTCTTTCCAACAGGAGAACTTAAAGGGGCAATAAGAGCATTCAAATCCAAGGACTCTGTTTCCCGTAGGCTTTGAATAATAAGTCTCTTTAACGTCGGAGAAACATCTTTTAAAAGGTTTTCCATTATGAATGGACCTATGAGTTTTTTTGAGAGCATTTAACACCTCTTTCTTTTCTTTATCATCATCTGGAGCTTCAGCAAAATTTATTTGACCTGTTGATTTATTTATAGCTATCCAACCTTTAAACGGTAACTTTGCGGCTTCTCCATACGCATAGCCTTGCGTTACGTAACCAAATGTATCACTGCCTTTTATATTTTCAAAAGCATTATCTGAATTAAATTTATGGTCAAACGCATACGGCGATACAGTTTTTATATCATAAATACCATCTGATAATTCAATATCAAATTCTCCTTTGATATCAATATCTTTGTTTTTTAACTCTACTTTTTTGTGTATATTTTTTACTTCTATTCCAGATGCTTTTATAAGTGTAATTAACACAGCTTCTAAAATGTCCCCTATAATCATACGCATTTTAAAACTATAATCTTTAGGTTCTTCTTCAGTATTCTTAGCTTGCATCTGTAATTGGCACAGAGGTTTGCCCACATTGCTCATTCTAAGTCTAAAGCCTTCTTCGTCTTTATCAGAGAAATGTTTTTCTAGGGCTTTTCTGGCTAACGTAGAAAATTCATCTAGCAGTTGAGAGGGCATTTCTACCCCCTCATTTGCTGCTTTCGACAAGAAAGATAATAGTTTTGCTTGATGAATATTCATTAGCTAATCAATAAATCAGGATTATCCAAATCATCATCTAACGCACCATCTATGTCAGCTATGGTATTGTCAACTATAGTGGTGTCATCTGTAACATCAATAACTATACCTTTATCTTGTAAGGCTTTGTCATATTGAGACATGACATATTTATTTTCCTTATCTACTAAATCAGAAAAATAATGTAGTAGTTCTTGGTCATCAGAGGTAAACTCCACGGCATCCTTATCCACATTGAACTCTGCTACGTAATACACATTACTACCTTTCTTCTTTTTGTTAAGAGTAGCACTTAACTTGTAAAAGAGAAAAGGTTTTTTCTGTGCAGACAAAGAATCCAACGTCTCAGATAAGGGCATAAAGTTTGCTCCTCTGGCTCTCCATAGAACAGGAACAGTGATATCCCCAACATCTTTACCATCAGCATCCACCGTATTTGCTAGGAATGCTTTACCATATAGCATTCTGTAACATGATGTTTGCTTTTGGCGAATAGCATCTGCTCCAGTTAGTGACTCTCGTTTAGCAAGAGGCACAGAACCACAACGCATAGTGCCAAGACAATCTGGAATCTCTGTGTTAGGAAAAAGATTCTTGGCCATAATTGACTTGTTAACTGTTTCACCTGCGTCGGGGTCATATTGTTGATACTGAAATCTCTGCAGGAATATTTGTAATTTTACATCTTTGGAATACACATCATCACTTCCATGCATTGTAGTCCAAGAGCCTGCAGGGATTTGTCTCCCATTATCATCTTCGTGGTCTCTATTTATTTTTAAAGTAGAGTGAGCCATACTTGGCCCGTCCATTGTGGTTTGTCCAATAACATCTGCTATGTCATTGAAATTTATATCTTTTTTTATTGTAGGTAAACTACTCATTTAAGTTTTTCTCCTTATAATTAATTTAGATTTCTATGTTTTACACTATAATGTTTGGTATGTCAACAGTATATATTTTTTTCTTTCATATTAAGCCAGTCTTTTCCAATCTCAATGTCTACCTCAAGCGGAACTGTCCATTTAACATTGTACATATTCTCAAATAAATCTGTAACTCCTGTCATAGATTTATAAGCAATTTCAGCAACAACGTCTTCCTCTCCAGGAAATACATCAATTACGACGGAGTCATGGACCGTATTAATAATAAGAGAGCGTAACTTTTTGACGTTAATCTGATGTTGTAGTTTAATAAGTGCCAACGGCATGATGCAACCACCTGCAAGACCTTGTACAGGGTAGTTCTTGATTGCGGGTGCATTCGACGCAATACCACTAGCAAGCCGTCTAGTATCTGGAAAAGCAAATTGCTGACCAGTATACAGAGCAACAATACCTGTCGATATAGCTTCAGTTTGTATATTTTCATGCCATTCTCCTAACTTAGGGTATTTCTCTACAAAAGCTTTATAATAAGCTGTTTCATTAGGTGTTCCTGTAACACCGCCATACAAAGGCTTAAACGTATGCGCCTTTGCCAAAGTCCTCTCTTCTTTTGTGACATCTTTCTCATCTTTACCAAAGATGATTGAGGCAGTATATTTGTGAACATCACTACCATCTAAGATGTCTTTTAACATATTAGAGTCTCCACATAGTTGAGCGGCTACTCTAAATTCCAACTGACTATAATCTGCTTGTAATATCTTACCACCTTCAAATCTAGAAACTACAACTGCACGAACAGGAAAAGTATTTCCTCTAGGTTGATTCTGGAAGTTAGGGTCAGAAGACGATAGTCTAGTTGTTCTTGTTACACACTGATTGTATTTAGGATGTAGAACTCCATTAATACGTGTGTTTCTTTCAATGCCACCAACAAAACTATTGAGATATACATCAACTGCATTAAGTCTAGTGACACATTCTAAAAATGTCTCAGCATCTTTGTTACCTTTATGTCTAGCTACATTTAATAAACGCAATATAGTAGACTTATCAGTAGCAAATCCATTTGCAGAAACATCAAGAATATCTCTAGGATTCATGGTCAAACCACCAATCTTAGGTAAATTCTCTAACACATAACCTTTGCCATCACACGTAGAACATTTTGTGAGTCTTTTGTAAGGCTTACCATCTTTCTTCATCTTCTGATAATTACCTATACCTTTACAACTTGTACAATGTTTGGCTCTAGTCTTGTGAACTCTTTTAGTTAAAGCTTTGATATTATTAACGAAAGCACCTATGCTCATTCTGGGACGATACAAAGGCTTGCCCTTTTCATTGAGGCCGATGTTAAAAACTTCTGCCCATTTCTTTTTATCTATAACTTTACGAGAGTAAATCATTTGGCTTAACTGTTCTGGTGACGCAAAATTGACGCGGGTATCTCCCATAACGTCATACATTATTTCTTCCATTTTACTTTCCAATGATTTTTTCTCAACTTCATAGTCATATTTAACTTTTGCTAATTGTTGTGAATTTATTTTAATTCCATTTCTTTCAATTATAGCTAAAATATACAAAAAGCTGTTCATTAACTTTAACTGCTTTTCCATATCTTGATTAGCAGGCTTACTAAATAAATCCATATGTGAATCATATAGTTCTCTTGTAGCTAAAATGTCAGCACAACCATACTCTTCTACTACATCTGGCGGCATTTTATTAAAGCCAATACCTTTTGCCAAGTAGTCAGTAACTAAATCAGCTTTCTTTTGTGTAACTTTGCGCCTTTTACAAGACTCCTCTAGGCTCACTCCCCACTTCTGCCCACGCAAAAGTAAGTATTCACCAATCATAGTGTCATATACTCGCTTATTATATTTAAAGCCACTCTCCCATAACCAAACTAAGTCAAACTTTATATTGTGACCTACAAGTAAATTAGTTTTATCTAGCACAGATTGTACCTGTGAGTGTGACATTTTTGCATCAGTGACCTTCTCATCATGATTAAACCAAACAAACTTGGGAGTGTTATCAGAGCACGTATTGTACTGTACTGATACTAAATAATTATCATGATGAAAAGGTGTTGGGTCGCTTCTTCTTGAAGCGTCCTTTTGAAAAGTAGTTTCTACGTCTAATGTTGTAATCATGCTGTGAACCTGCTTCTTGCTATATCTAAGTTACATACTATATTACCATGAAAACCTGTCAACTTATTTTTAGATATTGTTAAATATCTTCTTTCATCTTTATTGTCAGTTATATCAGATTTACCAATACCAATAATTAAATCGGCTTCGGCGGCTTTACCAGTTTTACTGTTCTCCATCATAGCGTAGGTAACATTTGTTTTACTTTCTGCATCAGCAGATGCTTGACTAATACCAATACCAAAAAGATTGTGACGTTTACAAACTTCTCTAAATTTTGTATAGATAGCACGTAACTTTTCATCTGTTCTAGCAAACGAACCCATCACATTAATTTTATCTAGTTGGTCTATAATTAATATATCTGGCTTTTTACTTTCACAATATACATTAAGCCACTCTATTGATGCATCAACATTGTCTACCATTGTAAGATTAGGTGCTATCTCAGCAAATGCCTTCTTAGCTTCGCCCTTCTTCATAAACAATTCATCTTGAGTGTATCCTGTGTAAGCAGATGCAGCTCTAAGCATTGTTCTCCTAGCGGGTTCTTCGTTTGTAATGATGTGAACATCAGCACCTTGACAACAGAAACCATTTGGAGAGGCGGCTAGTGATACATAAAATGCTGTCTTACCTATCTCTGGTCTAGCAAAAGCAATCATGAACTCACCACCTTTGCCACCACGAACCATTTTAGATAGACTAGGAATATTAAACTTCCAACAATCCTCTGTCTGTATGTAGTCTAACAAAGTATCTAAATCAGTAGGTACAGGCTCTGTCTCATCATCTGGTACAAAACCATCTTCAGACTTTTCAACAATTGATTTTATTTCTTGTAACTTTTCAGTAGAGCCTTCCATGATTGATAAAGATAGGTCAGCTATACGTCTGCCTACTTCCTGTTGCCATATACTTCTTACAACGTCATTAGCCACATCTTCACCTATATGAGGAAGTGAATCAATGTCATCTAATATGTCAGCTACAATCTCTTTACGTGCTCTGGTTGCTGTTGGATTATCAACGCCATACAACTCTCTTATTTCCAAAACAGTTAAGTCTCTATCGTATTTGTTGTGACCTTTAACAATGGTGTCAAACAAATCCGCCAACTCCTGTGGAAACATTGAACGTATAACTTTGGATTTATTGTTGTCGTAAAAATCTTTACGTAACAACAACTTAATTAACTGTTGCTCAATACTAATTTTCTTATCTCCTCTGCGTTATAATATTTTAAATCGTCTTCTATTCTCATTATATTACACTTAACAATGTATGATAAATACTTCTGTAAGTCAAGTGATTTTCTTGTTGCATCTGGGTCTAAACATATTTTAACTTCTTTAAACTTCTTTAAAAATGTCAAATCGGCATCTTTCATATGCGTACCCATTAGTGCAACACCTGTTGCTACATGTGATACAGCACACGCACTAGCGGCATCTTCTACTAGTACAGCTGTTGCATTATTGCCACACGTAAATAATTTATCAGACTTGCCATACCTGTACCATTTTGGTTTTACATCTCTTTTCAAACTTCTGCCTATAGCATCATACGTAATCCCCTCGTACTTCACCATGAACACTACTCTGTCTTGCTTCGGGTCATACATAACTTGCACAAGTTTGTCATCTACTGCGGGCATACAATTGTTCTTTTTTAGATAATAAACCACACGAGAATTTGTGGAAAAAATTGTGAACCAATCTGGGATTCTAAAATTTTGATAGTAGGCAACAGAGTGATAGTTTTTTTGTAAAAAACTTTTGATTTCAGATTTAGAACGAGAATATCCTTGCACACCTTTAGTGTTGCAACTAGCCTTGTAGCAGTTCCACAAAAGTTTACCATTAATTTTAGAAATAGTTAGAGTGTCTTTACCCCCACAAATAGGACAAGACATACGCACTCTATCGTCATTGATAGGTGCGTATTTAGTTATTACATCTGATATGTTCATATTAATCCCATTTATAAAAAATATGATTATCTATTCTTACGGTTCTTGTACGTTTCTTTGCCCACGATGGATTTACATACGTAGCATGATAATATGTAGCACCATCTGTTATGTCAATAGTTTTGCCATCATATACAGTTTTTGCTACAACTAAAGATTTTTCCCATGCTTTTTCTTCGTATGGTCTATCTGATTTTTTATCCCAGAACCAAGAGAATTGTCCAGGCTGTTTAACGACCTTACAAACTGAATCTGGAAACCTATCGTCATTGACTCTATTAATTACAACTTGAGTTACTGCAATTTGTCCTGCAGTAGATTGGTCTCTAGCTTCATGGTAAACATTTAAAGCTAAACACATTAATGCAGTTTTAATTATCATTTTATTTCTCCATTGGTTATAGAGGGGGTCGGCAGGTACGCCGTTTATACCATGTGATAAGGAATCTGTCAACCCCCAATACCTAGTCAAAAAAAAGCCCCCACCAGAATTGGCAGGGGCAAGTGCAGGGAGGTACTCAACTACTCGTTAATAAGTAGTAAACGAACTATACTACATAAACTCCCCGTTGTCAAACAATAAATGATTACCCCCCATAATAACCTTTATTGTAAGAACCCGTACCCCAATCGTCATCATGCTCGTGAGCATCAACAACCATCTCGGCTTTTTCTCTGTCCGTCATATCGTTCTTATAGAACGTAAGTAGAACTCTTTCAATCCTCTCACTATGTGACTCCTCCTCGTCAAAACCAGTAAGAGTGTCATACTCCTCAAATCTATTGTCGATTTGATGACGTACTTTATGCATAGCAGATTTGTTTATCTGATAGGTACTTCTGTTTTTGTCTTTAGGTTCATTTTGAAACAACTCATTAATGGTGTAAGGACTATTAGAACTGCTAGTATAATCATAATTATCTTCGCCCCACAAGTCCCAGCCTCTGCGACCACCATAATACCTACCATATCCACCAAATGTATCTACTGCTTTTGGGTCACGCTTAACAGGTAGTGATGCCCATTTAACATTTAGCAATGATGGAATAAGATGATGTTCTAACCACTCATGGTCAAAGTGTTCTGAACTACCGTGTTGACTTTTGTAACCAACAGATATGTTAGTACACTCTGCAATAAGTTTGATGTAATTAGCAGAGTCAGTAAATGTACCATTTGTAGATTTGGACATTAACTTTTTTGGTGGCAACTTGGTATTCATCTGTTTGGCTAAAGCATCAGCAAACTCATCAGAGCAACAACGACCACCAGATTGATTAGTGATAATGTCAGTATAACCCATTCGGTCAAATGCAACACAATAGTCCATGCCATCAACAATCTCTGGAGTATGCTCAGATATATAACTTGAACCAATACCACCACACTCTTCGCCAACATGGAACACATACAAGCCAGGAACTTTAGCCTGCAATAGTCTGCACATAATATAACAACCAAGTTTGTCATCTGCACCAAGTGTATTAGGTTTAGTCTCAATAGCTTTGTCAACATGATAATCCATGCCATCACATAACTTCCAAGCCTCTTGGAACATATCATCTGTACCATACAAAGATGCAATACGTTTACGAGTATTACGAGGCATAATAGTATAGTACCGATAGTCGAACCCATTATCTTTAGCACGGTTTTTGATTTCATATTCGTCATGAATCTCTTTGTCTTTGGTGCAAGTAAACTTATGTACAACTTTGTCAATGCCTGCATACACATAGCCATCTTTGGTCGTAAATAAAGTATTGTCATCACCAAAACCTTGATTGCTAACTACGTCCATGTGAGAACTAAACATAACTTTAGTATCTTTACTGTTTCTGATAATAAGATTACCTTTAGTATCTTGTTGTACTTCACAACCAATTTTGTTGGTAGCTAAAAACTTTTGTATAATGGTGCGAATGTTATCTTCGTGACCATGAGGTGAACGAGTGCTAAGTAAATCATACAATAGTGCGTTCATGTCTTTACCTCGTTTGACAATACTCATCTCATCAAACTTTGGTCTTAGGTCAGTATATGTAGTTAAATATGTAGTCATTATATATCCTCCTTAGATATAATAGGGTTTAAATATTGGGTACAATTACAATCGTTAAAGTTTGCGTAGTGTTTCTTGACTACTGCTACATGAGAAGCAATCATGGACTCTACATTAATAGTAGGATTAGACAAACTAAACAATGCTCGTTTAGTAAGTAATGGGTACGGCTTACTGATATCAACTTGCTCCTTCCACATATCAATAGGCACTCTGATTGGTAAAATATGAAAGTAGTTATTAACAATGCCCCCATGCTGCTTGTTATCTGTGTGCATATACCTACGACTATTGTCAGGTTCACAATAAATACGTAAATCTGTGAAGTTCCCATAACGCCCATCTACTTTAGGAATACACCAATTAGTAATAGATACATCTTTACCATGTGACATAATATGACTCATAGGAGTTACTCTAGTAGTATGTTCACCACGCAAAAAATGCTCATCTTCTGATATAGCACAAGAATATGTACTAAGTAAACGACCTTGTCTAGTAGCTATATAAGAATTGGCGAACCCCCTACGAAGAGGAACAAGAGCAGGCTCAGGCGTTCTGAACTCGTCTACACTACTTTGGCAAGTTGTTTCAAGACCATGTATATGAACAAAACTAACTTCACTAATGGGTCGATAACATCTAAGAGATGAAGAATACTCTGGAGTATTTGTGTCATCTGTTTGACGATTATCTATGCGAGGAGTACTAGACATATTGTAAGTAACCCACCAACCACCATCAGACAGACATCGGTCACTGCAAAATATATCTACACCTCCTTCTGTATAATAGTCATTATCTACATCAATTTCTGCACCACAATAGCAACACTCATGATATGAACTTTCCTCATCATCATACCTATCGTCTGGAAACCAATAGCCTTGAGTAGTAGTCATAGAGACACCAACAGCTCCGTCTGGTACTACCTCTTTTAGCTTCTTGACACCGAGTCCTGCAACGAGAGTGACATCTACACCATCATCACTGGGGGAACAATACATTTGTGTAAATGGTGTCCAATCAAAATAAGGTAATGGCATACATTCGTGCTTACCAGATAGATAATAAGGTATATTAAAATGAATAGGCTTGGTTAATAAATCCTTACGAGTATCATATACTCTATACCCCTGACTCTTTAAGTGGTCAATTAGTTTGAGTTTGTGTGCTTGAACTGAGCCATACACTCTAGTGTATACTTTCTTATCCTCATACTCATAGGTAAAGGTACGAGCCAATACTACAGAACCTCTGCACAAGTAATGACCAGTGGTTATAGGACAGAAATGATACCAATCAATAGGGCGACCTCCTACAGCACAGGACTTACTTGAAATGAC